CTTGGCAGCGGCAGGTGGCATTGACCTTGCATCAGCATCGGACATGGTAACGGATGCCATGTCAGCCCTTGGAATGGAAACTGCCGAGGCTGATACGATGGTAGACCAGATGGCAAAGACGGCTTCTACCACCAATACATCCGTTGCACAATTAGGAGAAGGTATTCTTACTATTGGTGCAACAGCAAAATCCATAAAGGGTGGAACGGCAGAACTTAATACGGCACTTGGTATTCTTGCAAACAACGGTATTAAAGGAGCAGAGGGTGGTACACACCTTCGAAATATTATCCTGTCCTTGCAGAACCCAACAGATAAGGCAGCCGCCCAAATGGAGGCACTCGGTGTGTCTGTATATGACTCCGAGGGAAATATGCGTTCCATGAATGATATCCTTGGGGATTTGAATACAAGCATGGAGGGTATGACTTCCGAAGATAAGGCAAATATCATATCCACCATTTTCAATAAGACTGACCTTTCTTCCGTGAATGCTTTACTTGCCAATACGGGGAGTACATGGGACAGTTTGCAGTCATCCATTGAAAACAGTGCTGGCGCAGCACAGCAGATGGCAGACACACAGCTTGATAATTTACAGGGGCAGTTAACATTACTTAAGTCAGCTCTCGAAGGGCTGGCTATTTCTTTTGGTCAGTTACTGATGCCTGCATTAAAAAGTATCGTGGGTGCGGTGCAGAAGGTAGTTGACTGGCTGAATTCCCTTGATGAAGGTACAAAGAAAGTCATTGTCACGGTTGCACTTGTAGCCGGGGCATTGGGGCCGGTGCTTATTGTGGTGGGGAAGGTAATCTCTGCCGTTGGTACGATTATGACGATTGTTCCGAAGATTGCCGGGGTTATCAATACTGTAAAAACAGCTTTTATGGCCTTAAATGCCACGATGCTTGCAAATCCGATAGTGCTGATTGTCGCAGCCATTGTTGCTCTGATAGCAATCTTTGTAGTGCTTTGGAATAAATGTGAAGGTTTTAGAAACTTCTGGAAAGGACTGTGGGAAGGTATCAAGAATATCGTATCTACAGTTGTGGAGGCACTTAAGGGTTTCTTTACCGGGGTTATCGATTTTGTGAAAAATAACTGGCAGGCATTACTTTTGATGCTTGTGAATCCGTTTGCCGGGGCATTTAAGTTGTTGTATGACAACTGCGAAGGGTTCAGGAACTTCATCAACGGAATTCTTGAGAAGATTAAGACAGCACTCACAAATGCGTGGACGGCCATTACAACAGGGATACAGACTGCTTGGAATGCAATATCAAGTTTCTTTACTACGATTTGGGAAGGAATCAAGAATATTTTCTCAACAGTTCTTGAGGCAATTAAGACAGCTATTACCACCTATATCAATGCGTACAAGACTGTCATAACCATGGTATTCAATGCGATTAAAACTGTAATCACTACGATTTGGAATGCCATTAGTACCTTCTTTACAACCATACTGAATGCCATTAAAACTACATTTACAACGGTATGGAATGCAATAAAGACGGCAGTCACAACGGTAGTGAATGCCATAAAGACGGTAATCACAACAGTATGGAATGCGATAAAGACAGCAATTACAACTGTGATGAATACCATAAAGACAACCATTTCTTCTTTATGGAATGGTATCAAGACAACCATCACAACTATTGTGAATGGTATCAAGACCACGGTGTCAACTGTATTTACGAACATTCTGAATGCGATTAAGAATACTGTGGGTAAGATTGCATCGACAATCAAGAGTGGATTCCAAACGGCTATCAGTTATATTACAAGCCTTCCTTCACAGGCACTTAAATGGGGTAAGGATATGGTAATGGGAATCGTAAATGGTATCAAGAGTTGCCTTGGTGCTGTTGGTGATGCCGTAAAGAGTGTGGCTGATAAGATTAAGGCTTTCCTTCATTTCTCCGTGCCGGATGAGGGACCTCTTACAGAGTATGAGTCTTGGATGCCTGACTTCATGAGTGGACTTGCTAAAGGTATCGAAAAGAGCAAAGGTGTGGTAGCAAAAGCAGTAGAAGGTGTATCCCAGGATATGGTCATCAATCCGAATGTGAATGCAACCTCGGCTGCAATGGAAAGTACATCGACTTCATCAGCACAGAATACAGCAAGCATTGTTGGAGCAATTCGAGAGGCTTTTGCCAATATGAATACAAATGGTGGAGATACCGTTATCCCGGTTTATATTGGTGGAACTATGATTGATGAGATTATTGTTAATGCACAGCAGAGAGCGAATTTAAGAAGTGGAGGTAGATAAGTATGGCATTTGTACAGTATCTGAAGTTTGGATATGAAAACATACCTACCCCGGATTCCTATGGCATTTCTCTTACGAATGTGGAGGCAGATTCTTCGGGAGAAACAGAGGCCGGAACAACACAGAGAGATTTGGTAAGGACTGGAGTGGTTAACATTTCAGTCTCTTTTTCTGTGACTGCCACTTGGCTTAAGAAACTGTCTGCATATTCAAAGCTGAGTAAGATTGACGTCACATATTTTGATACGACAGAACTAGAGGTAAAGCAGACTGAAATGTATATTGAAGGGTTCAAAGCAAACCTTGAAAAAGACACTTCCCGTAAGGGATTGTGGAAAGTATCATTTGAACTTAAGGAATTTTAGGAGGTGGAATCGTGTTTGCTGTATCTGAAAAATTCAGAAATGCGATAAAGCAGAATACAAGGAAATATGAGTGGCACGGCACGATTACAACCAAGGGTGGGAAAAACTATGATTTCACATCCAAGGATATCGTAAAAGGATCTGGATATATCAAATGGCAATGCTGTTCTGATTCAGAGATTGAACTTGGAACAGTATATGCTGCCGAGTTTGGGCTATCCCTTTATTCTCAGATTGACAGATATTCTTTATATGATGCCACTGTAAAAATATATTATTCACTTACCCTGTCAGATGGCGTTGTTGAAACCATACCGATGGGGATTTATGAGGTTTCAGAGGCTAACCGAAAGATTAAGACTTTGGAACTTAAGGGGTATGATTATATGCTCCGATTTGATAAGACCTTAAAACTTGAATCATCAAGTGGTACACCTTATCAGTTTTTGAAAGTTGCCTGTGATTCTTGTAAGGTAGAAATGGCACAGACTGTTAATGAAATAAGTGCTATGCCGAATGGCAAAATGACACTTGGTATTTACGCAGATAATGATATCGAAACATTCAGAGATTTGATTTTCTATGTTGCACAGGTACTTGGAGGTTTTTGTCAGATTGACAGATACGGCAGACTTGTCATCAAGCATTATGAGAATAAACCTTTATGGGAAGTACCACAGGTAGCAAGATTTGATAGTAGTTATTCAGACTTTGTTACAAGGTATACGGCTGTATCATCCACAAACCAAATGGCACAGACCTCCGAGTATATTGCAATGGAAACGGATGATGCACTCACAATGAATCTTGGCGTGAATCCACTGATGCAATTTGGCTTGAAAGCCACAAGAGAAAGAATGCTTCGAGAAATATTGACGGCATTGCAGAAGATAAACTATCTGCCTTTTGACAGTAATACGATTGGTAATCCGGCACTCGAACCGGGAGACATTATCAAATGTACGGGTGGCCATGCAGATGAGAGCAAACTCTCATGTATCACAAGTATTGAGTATAGAATAAACGGCAAGGAATCTATTAAGTGTGTGGGCAAGAACCCAAGGCTTGCCGGGGCAAAAAGCAAAAATGACAAAAATATCGCTGGTCTTATCAATTCTATGGAAAGCGGTAAGACCATTATTTATAACTTTGTAAATGTCAGTCCGTTTGTAATAGGACAGTCACTTACAAATGTAATGGATATTGATTTTACGGCAACGGAAGATACCACGGCTGCATTTCAATGTGAAATGCTATTAGAGGTGATAAAGCCAGACGGTGAAGAGCCGGAAGAAATGCCGGAACTTTCCGTTGTTTATAAAATGAACAATGAAACGATTGATGGATTTATGCCGACCAAGACCTGTCTGTATGGAAAGCATATCGTTACTTTGTTTTTTCCCATATCAAAGGTTATTGAGAACAGTTCGAATACATTTTCCATGTACCTTAAGATTTCTCATGGATCCATAACCATTGGGGAAACACAGATAAGAGCAACCATAAGTGGTCAGGGTCTGGCGGCAGGTCTCGGAGATTGGAATGGTCGCATCAATATCAATCAGAATATTGGATTTATTCCTGTTGGAGATAAGCCATTCATGGTTGATTCATTTGAGGATAAGGCCACCGTTATCCTTCCACAAAGAAAGAATAATGGAGTTACCCAGTCTATTGGTAACATTGCGATTACAAAGACAAACTTCTTTGTTGATAGCTTTACCGATAGAACGTGGATTGCAGAAATTCTTCGTACCTATGTGCTTACATCGGTTAGAGGTTTTCCAAAATACAACGGGTTCATTACGATTAACAGTAATGAGCAGTTCCTTCTTCGTACAAGGTACATTTTAGATTCCGAGCCGGATTCTCTTGATAGAGGTTTTTCAGAGGAACTTACAATTGATACTTCATTCCTTGCGGATGTGTCTGAAATTGAAGTAAATGGACACTTGACTAAGTATCGACCACAGCTTTTGGTTAACACAGCAAATACTGCAGTTATCTGCCCAGAAGAGGTAGATATTACAAGTGGTAGATTTGAACTGAAAGCAACAACAAGTGAGGAACAGACAGCAGAGACGATGGAAACAGAGGAAGGATACCTTGAATGCCTTACCATTGACATTTCATCATTTGATGGTGTGAAAGGAGTGGAATTTAGCGTATGAATTATGACAGTATAAATGAAATCTTCGCGGCGGGCATTACAAATATGACCTGCCTTTTGCAGGATAGCAATAATTATGATGGAGGCACCATTGGAATCAGTGGTGCTGATTTTTTTCAGTTTAATGGAAACCAGGTAAATACCATTTATGCACATGGTGATTCCTATTGGGGATTTGGAACGGATGCAGTCCATCTTCGAATTGATAACAGGGATTCAAGAATGCGTTCTTTGTACAGAGAAGAGGGGACACTTTACAGTTATTATCGATTTATCAAAATCAGATGGGAAGGCTGGTCTCATTATAATCAGTCAGGACAAGACTATCAGCTTAAGTATGATTTGCTCTTGTGGGATACAGGTGATATTTCACTTCATATGGTGGAAGTACCAGTCCTTTGCTATGATGGAATATTTGATTTTACAGCGGATAAAGTTTATTCCTATTCAAAGCCGACTGCATCTTCGCCGGATATCACATTTCAGTATTATCCAGAGCCAAAGACATACGATGTGAAATACCATACAAATGATTTGGTTGTTCCATTCAAGCTTTTGATTATGGATAGTGCAGATAAAATCTACACGGTGGAAACACAGATAATCAATGAAGAAAGTGAAGAAAAAGAGGATGTGCTTGTTGAACTGGAAGAAACAGAACTGAATGCATTGTTATTCAAAACAAAGGGATTTGCAAAGATGCCTGTGTGGGATTTGATTAAGGAACTTGATGTTCCGAGGATATTTAGCTGGAGTGAAACGAGAGCCTTTCCTCTTAATGCTGTAATCACAGGGACACCACCGAAGCAGTATATTGAATGTTTGGCAGATTTGTCAGATGGAACGGTTCTTGGTATTAAGTCTCTGAATGCAGAGTATACCGGGAATGTGACAGAACAGCATAGTTTTGATTTAGGAGAAACATTTACAGAGGAAATACCGATGGCAGACTTTTTGACATCAGACCTTGATGAAATGTATGCAGGTCTTTTAGAGGACAAAACAATTACATTTAGATTTTGGCTTGATGGTGATGCAACTCTTACAACCTTTGTTATGAATTATAGAAATGGAGATGATGACGATGGCAAATCTTAAAGGAACAACAAGAATTGAACTTACCGATGTGAATACAGGAGAAGTTGAGGTATTTGAGAACCACAACATGGTTACAAATGCACTTAAGGATATTTTTACTCCTCTTGGGTTATCACAGAGACCATCCAGATACTTTGTGGATTTCATTCCTTACTACGAAAAGTTGCTTGGAGGTATCCTGTGTTTTGATAAAGAAATACCTGAAAACCCGGATGACTATTATCCGCCAGCAGATGCAAATCTTGTTGGATGTGCGGCCTATGGTGTGCAGAATAATACAACAAATACTTTTAGAGGCGGTTATAATCAGACAGAATCAGAAGTTAATATGAAAGACCGATATGTCAAGTATGTTTATGATTTTGCTACGAGTCAGGCAAATGGAACGATTGCAAGTGTCTGTCTTACTCACAAACATGGTGGTTTTACATCATATGGGAGTAAGAATGCTGTCTATACCAGAGATTATCCGTTGATGCAGGGTATCTGCGAGGATAATTTACAGTATGTGCATCCAAATCATACCGGGGCAAATACGAGCAGTACTCATTCAGGAATGACTGTTGGAAAAACGGAAGTTATTTTCTTAATTGATAAAGAAAAAGACTGTGCCTATTATTTGAAAGTTGTAGATAATACGCATATTCACATCACAAAGAGAAGAACTTACTTAAAGTCGGTATCAATTCTCGATGATGAATACAGAACCAAGCCTCTGATTGAAGAGATTGAGGTTGCAGAACTTTCGATACCATTAACAATTGGTTACTGGAGCATTAACTATGACCCATCGAATGATTGTGTTTATTTTTGTTGTACAAGCAATTATTATGTTCCAACGAATGGAAGTGTGCTGGTAACAGAGATTAAGGTTGATACATGGAAAGTGAAACAGTACGAAGTACCAAACACAGCAAATACAAATCTGCGAACTGACAGCTGTTGGCAGATGTTTGTTGCAAGTGGCTATCTTCTCATTAAGAAATATGATTCCCCATACGACCTTTATAAGATTCAGATTTCTAATCCGGCAAACGTCACGGAGTTTAAGAGAACAAATTGTAGTTCAATAAATGGTGTAGCAAAATTTGTAATCAATGACAGAGTGTATTTTGAAAATGGAAATGACCAAGTACTTATTGCAGATTTGTATACAAATGAAATCATGCCCCCGGAGTGTCAATCATTTTTCAATACAGGTAACTGGTTGCACTTAACACCTGTCAGAAATAATAAGCTATTATATTTTGCTGATTATGGAACTTGGTCTACAGCAGGTTGGTATATGTTTTGTAACTATTTGGCTACCATCAATAACCTTGATACCCCTGTTACGAAGACGGCAGATAAGACAATGAAAATCACATATATCTTACAGGAGGAGTAAGCATCTATCCATACAGGGTAGGTGCATTTATTTTACACAAAATTGAAGGGAGGAAGGCTCATGAGTGAAAAAATCATGGAACTCATTACATGGCTTGGTGCGTTGGGAATACCATCCATCTTTGCCATGACAGTGTGGTGCATCAGATGTTGTCTGCAATACACCAGACAGCTGAAAGTGCTGGCAAAGGCACAGCAGGCACAGATGAGGTCACAGCTTCTCGAACAGTACCATTTTTATATGGACGATGGCTGGATTTCAGAGGAACACATGGAGGATTGGGAAAATCAGTACCAGGCATATCACAGCCTTGGCGAGAACGGAATCCTCGACAGCAGACGGGCAGAATTATTGAAACTGCCAAACAGAAAACCAAATAAGGAGGAACAGGACAATGAGTAATTATTGGAAGAACTGGCTGAAAGCAGCCGGAATCAGAGCAGTCAAGACCGTGGCTCAGACAGCGGTCGCAACGATTGGTACATCTGCCGTTTTAGGAGATGTGAACTGGATTATGGTGGCATCTGCATCAGCACTTGCTGGCATTCTGTCATTGCTTACAAGTATCGCAGGTATCCCGGAAGTGAAGGAGAGTGATGAGTAATGAAGCTTGTGGAGAGTATTCTTACAAAGAATCCATGCTATACGGCAGGGAGAAAAATTGAAGTAAAAGGTCTTATGTTGCACTCGGTTGGATGTTCCCAGCCGAGTGCTCTTGCTTTTATCAAGAACTGGAACAGTCCGTCATTTGACAGAGCCTGCGTCCACGGATTTATTGATGGAAATGACGGCACGGTTTATCAGACATTACCTTGGAATCACAGGGGATGGCACTCAGGCTCATCCATCAATGGTTCTGCGAACAATACCCATATCGGGGTGGAGATGTGTGAGCCAGCCTGCATTACATATATGGGTGGAGCAACATTTAAATGTTCCGATATTGATACGGCAAAGACTGTGGTAGAAAGAACTTATAAGGCGGCCGTTGAGTTATTTGCTATGCTTTGTAAACAGTATGGCTTAAATCCACTTGCTGATGGTGTAATCATTAGCCACAAGGAAGGACACGCAAGAGGTATCGCATCAAATCACGGTGACCCGGAGCATTTGTGGTCACAGCTTGGAATGGGATACACAATGGATACCTTCCGTAAAGCCGTGAAATCTGCAATGGGTGACTCTGAAAACAAGAAAGAGGGTACACAGGCATCTGTGTTCGTAGGTCTTTCGGAGAAAGATGCTGTGTCGGTTATTGGGGAATTGTGTCGAGAAGATATGAAGAAGAGTGGCATCCTTGCATCCATCTCGGCAGCACAGTTTATTCTTGAAAGTGGTTATGGTAAGAGTGAACTCGGACAGAATGCCAATAATATGTTTGGCATGAAGAAATCTCTGTCTGGGAATACATGGACAGGCTCTACTTGGGATGGCACATCCGTTTATACCAAGAAGACACGGGAACAGAATGCCGATGGTTCATATGAAACCATTACGGCTGATTTCAGAAAATATTCTTGTGTGGAGGATTCGGTTGCAGACCATTCAGCATATCTGCTTGGTGCCAAGAATGGAAGGTCACTCCGTTATAAGGGCATCAAGGGGATGACGGATTACAAGAAAGTGGCGCAGCTTATCAAGGATGGTGGTTATGCGACTTCCCTTACCTATGTAGATAAGCTGTGTTCCATTATTGAAAAGTGGAATCTGACACAGTATGATGTTTCGGAAACACCCGCATCTAAACCATCAACACCAGATACCGTGACGGAGTTTCCGGCTACACCATTTACAGTTAAGGTTCTCATTGATGATTTGAATTTCCGTAGTGAACCTTCCATGAATGGAGCAGTTAAAGGGCAGACTGGCAAGGGCGTATTTACCATTGTGGAAGTGGATGACGGATGGGGTAGGCTTAAGAGTGGAGCAGGTTGGATCTGGCTTGAAAATCCATCCTACTGTACTGTTCAGGGGACGGTTGCAGAAACACCAAAGACCTCAAGTATCAAATCGGTAGACGAGATAGCAAAAGAAGTCATCCGTGGAGATTGGGGCAACGGGGAGGAGCGTAAGAAAAAACTTACGGCTGCCGGATACGATTATTCTGTTATTCAGAAGAAGGTCAATGAAATATTGAAATAGTATTTTTACAGGCTTGGAGGGAGAAATCCTTTCAAGCCTTTCTTTTTTTTGTCAATTTTCTCGTTCATTTCTGTTCTTCCTGTAATTGGGAGGACTGTAAGGGTTGTAACTTTTCCCGTCTGTGAAGGGAAAATGCATCACAGAAAATAGGAAAGTTTCGGTTTTCCTTACTAACCCATTTAGAAGGGAAAAATCCTACCGCCCATTTTTGATTTTTATGTCCGTGGGATTGTGAAGGGAAAACATCATAACGATGAAGCCAGAAAAGTTATTCCCTTCAAGTTCGATGGAGGTGGATACAATGAACGATACACAAAGACAACAGATAGAGAAGTTAAGAACAGAGGGATTAGGCTATGGAAAGATATCGGAGACACTTGGACTTAGCATCAATACCATAAAAACCTACTGTAGGAGACACGGACTTGGCGGAGTGGTCGCAACACCTGCTCCGATTGATGAATCCGGGCATTTCTGCCTTTGCTGCGGCATCCCTGTTATTCAGACATCCGGGAGAAAGGAAAAGAGGTTCTGTTCTGACCGTTGCAGAAATAAATGGTGGAACAGCCATCTCGACCAGGTGCAGAGAAAAGCCAATTATGAATATATCTGCCCTTGCTGTAAAAAGCCGTTTACAGCATATGGAAATAAGAACAGAAAGTATTGTTCCCATGAGTGCTACATAGAGGACAGATTTGGGGGTGGCAGCCATGACTAAGGAACGGATGGAAGAAGAAAAACGCTATCTGGCCACGATGTCCATTGCCAAGAATCTCCTAAAGCAGGGCATTATTTCAGAGGAAGAGTACTGTCAAATTGATACAAAATTCAAGGAACAATATGCCGTATCTTTCTCCACATTATTCACGGATATTAACTTGATAAACTACGGGAAATGCGGGAATATGTGACACTGACAAGGAGGGATTATATGGCGAAAATACGAAGAATTGAGCCAAATATACCAAGGCTAGGTGGAAGAAAAAGAGTGGCTGCTTATGCCAGAGTTTCAATGGAAACGGAACTCTTACATCATTCACTTTCTGCCCAGGTCAGTCATTACAGCTCCTTAATACAAAGCAACCCTGAATGGGAATATGCAGGTGTTTATGCTGACGAAGGTATCACAGGAACATCCACAAAGAAAAGGGATGAATTTAATCGGCTGATGAAAGACTGCGATGCCGGGAAGATTGACCTTGTGCTTGTAAAGTCCATCAGCCGATTCGCAAGAGATACGGTTGATACGCTTAATGCCACAAGACACCTAAAGGATTTGGGAATAGATGTTTTCTTTGAGAGAGAAGGAATCCATTCCATGTCCGGCGAGGGAGAACTGCTCCTTACACTTCTTGCTTCTTTTGCGCAGGCAGAGGCAGAGAGCATCTCTGCAAATGAGAAATGGTCAGTTCAAAAGAGATTTGAAAGAGGAGAACCAAACACGGGTATCCTTTGCTTTGGTTATGATTGGAACCCTGAAACAAAGAGCCTTACCATCAACGAAGAGGAAGGTAAATGGGTCAAGTATATTTATGAACAGTATCTTGGCGGGGCTTCCATTAAAGGGCTAACCCTCGACCTAAAGGAAAAAGGTGTAAGGGGTAAGCGGGGAGATTTGATGGGAAGGACTACACTTCGCAGGATTCTTTCTACAGAAACCTATGTGGGAGATTTGCTTCTTCAAAGATATTTCTCCCCGGAAATCCATAAGCCAAAGCTGAACGAAGGTGAAATGGAGCAGATACTTGTATCGAATGCGCATGAACCACTTGTTAGCAGAGAAGATTATGCGAAGGTTCAGGAAAGGCTAAATAGAAGGGCAAAGGCAGCACACAACCACGGATATGAAAAGACTTTCTTTGCCGGACTTGTGAAATGCGGTAAGTGTGGGTATGCCTGCAACCATGTGCTTTATCATAGGCAACCTGCAGACAAGGCTTATATTGAATGTAACAAAAGAAAGACCAAAGAGTGTGATTTACTTCCTATTAGAGAAGTAGAGTTAAAAACTATTATGGAGCAGGTAGCCGGACGCAAGGAAAATGTGGAGCGAATTATATTATATGACGGACACATTGATTTCCTTATGAAGGACGGCACAGTAAAGAGTCACATTCGAGAATTCACACCTCTTGGGAGAAAAGCCACACCTTTTTCTGGGAAGATATTCTGTGGATATTGTGGTTCAAGTATTGTAAGGTGTGGAAGTTCAAATCGAAGAAAGTGCTGGATGTGTAGTATCAAGAAAACAGATAAGAATGGATGCAACCATGAACTTATGTCGGATGGAGAACTGTATGGTGCAGCCAAATCCATCCTCGGAACGGAAGAAAACTTGGATATGGAGATTTACTTACATATCGAGAAAACCATATCTTACAATGACAGAATCGAATTTTATATGAAGGAAGGAGGCAAAAAGGTATGGCAAAGACGATAACGAGAATCCCGGCATCGGTCAACAGATATACAGCAAAGCCAATAGCAGAGAAAACCAAGCGTAGAGTTGCTGGCTATGCCAGAGTCTCAACGGAGCATGAAGAACAGGCTACGAGCTATGAGGCTCAGATGGATTATTATACCAACTACATTACTTCCCGCGATGATTGGATTTTTGTCGGGATGTATTCTGATGAAGGTATCACGGCTACAAATACAAAAAAACGAGAGGGCTTTAATCAGATGATTGAGGATGCTCTTGCCGGAAAGATAGACCTTATTATTACAAAGTCGGTTAGCCGATTTGCAAGAAATACTGTTGATTCCTTAACAACAGTCAGGGAACTGAAGGAAAAAGGTGTGGAGATTTATTTCGAGAAAGAGAATATCTGGACGCTTGATGCAAAAGGGGAGCTTCTTATTACGATAATGAGTTCCCTTGCACAGGAGGAATCCAGATCCATTTCAGAGAATACCACATGGGGAAAAAGAAAAATGTTTGCAGACGGAAGGGCGAGCATAGGATTTAAGCACTTCCTTGGGTATGACAGAGGACCCGATGGTGAATTTATCATCAATGAAGAACAGGCAGTAACCGTCAGATATATTTATAAAAGATATCTTGAGGGGTATTCCACTTACAAAATTGCCTGTGAACTTAGCGAAATGGGAGTGAAGACCCCTGCCGGGAAAGATAAATGGCATCCAAGTTCAGTGATGAGTATCCTTCAGAATGAAAAATACAAAGGGGATGCCCTTTTGCAGAAGACCTTCACAAAGGATTTCCTGACTCACAAGCTGGTAGTGAACAATGGCGAAGTGCCACAATATTATGTGGAAGGACACCATGAGGGCATTGTGACAGCCGACCAATTCGACCAAGTTCAGGCAGAAATTTTAAGGCGAAAGGGAATGCAGAAGTACAGTGGAGTGGGATTGTTTTCTTCCATAATAAAATGTGGGGAATGTGGTTCTTGGTACGGTGCCAAGGTCTGGCATTCCAATGACAAGTACAGAAAGGTCATCTACAGATGCAATAACAAATATGCCGATGGCTGCAAGTGCAAAACACCACACATCAACGAGGATGAACTAAAGGAATTGTTTATCAAGGCGGCCAACGAGTTATTTTCTGAAAGGGAAGAGATTCTTGCCAACACCAAAGTTATGATGGAAATGGTCTGTGAAACGGATTCCCTTGACAGGGATTTACAGGATAGCATCACAGAACTTAATATCATCTCGGAGCAGATGCAGATTGCCATTGCAGAGAACAGCCGGGTAGCATTAGACCAGGATGAGTATGAAAAACGCTATGCCGAACTTACGGCAAGGTATGAAAAGGCAAAAGCTAAGTATGATGACATCGCAGAGCAGATAGAAAGCAAGAAGGCGAAGAGAGAATTATTTAAAGGCTTCATTCGAACTTTGGAGAAGCAGGATGGCTTAATGGAAGATTTTGATGCCGGGATTTGGAGTAGCCTTGTGCAGGAAGTGATTGTTAAGACCAAGGATGATATAAGATTCATATTCAAGAACGGATTTGAAGTAAGAGTATAGAAATAGGATTTGATGGCACTCAGGCAGAAATGCTTGGGTGTCATTTTTTTGTGGTAGAAACATAACAGTTATTATGATATTATATTTTATTATATGAGCGAAAGTATATGCTCGCTAAAATTGAATTTTCTATTATCTTTCTTAGTTTTATTAGGATTCTGGCTTTGCGTTTGTTTACAACGCTCTGGGTTATGCCCAACCTCGCCCCGACTTCACGCTCGGAA